TAATAACACCTCGCCAATCTATCAGATGTTATTGACCAAAGGTTTTGGATTGCAGATTTATACAATCAATGGTGCTTTAGCTATAGCTTTAAGTGCTAATAATAGTGGCACTTACTTTATTAGTACCACTGGCGGTACAACATTAAGCAACGATACTTGGTATCATGTGGCTTTGGTTAAGAATGGAACGTCATATAAGGTTTACTTGGACGGTACACATGAAACTAATTTAGGTGGAACAAGCTCGTCAACAGTAGGTACTGGCGGAGGGAGTTGGCACATAGGCGCTATAGAAGGGTCTGAATTAACGTACCCAGCAAACGGTTATATGGACGAAGTAAGAATATCTAGGCTCGCCAGATATACCGCCAACTTCACGCCGCCGACAGAACCATTCGCAGATAAAGGACAGTAATTATGAATATCGCAAGACTAGATGGATCAACGGTTGGTGAGATAGCCGACCACAAGACACTCTTTCCAAACGTGTCGTTCCCCTCCAGTGGCCCAGATGCTACATGGCTGGCGGATAACTCGTGCGCAGAGGTCGTAAAGTTTTTGACTTTCGATAGTGCCACACAGAAAAGTGAGGGTGTCGATCCTTACTTAGAAGACGGCAAGGTTTACACACGCCGGGTGGTTGACCTATCGGATGCTGACGTTGCCTCACGCACAGCAGTTTTGGAAGCAAGCAACCGTAAACATCGTGACCGTCTCTTAGCCGAGACAGATTACTTGGCTCTGTCAGATGGAACCATGTCTGATGCCATGACAACCTATCGTCAGGCTCTTCGGGATATTACAGATCACGACAACTGGCCTAACCTTGTTTATCCTGACATAGACGGCAGCGGCGGCGATTGGCCGACTAAGCCCAGCTAGTATTAGTTGAATAAAATGTGTATAGTGGCACTAGCTACTGCGTTTAGAGGAAGTTGAGATGGCGAACACAACAAACCAAGGCTGGGCGAAGCCAACAGTAGGCGGGTCGGAGGACACTTGGGGCACGACGATAAACGCAGCAATTGATGCGATTGACACGCTAGTTGGCTCGGTCACTGCGGCTGAAGTCGCTGTCCTAGATGGCTTAACTGCCACCACGGACGAAATTAATATACTGGATGGCGTTACCGCGTCGACCGCAGAAATCAACAAGCTAGATGGCGTCACCACCTCAACGGCCGAAATCAACTACGTCTCTGGCGTTACGAGCAATATTCAGACGCAGCTTGATGCAATACCTGCGGGCGTGCCAACAGGCGTCATTGTTATGTGGTCTGGCGCCGCAGACGCTGTACCGTCGGGCTACGCACTCTGCGATGGAACCGCAAGCACACCAGACCTGAGAAACAAATTTGTCATTGGGGCTGGCGACACTTACGCGGTTGACGCAACGGGCGGATCGGCTGACGCTATTGTGGTGGACCACACTCACTCGGCAACAGGCTCAACAGACACACACTCGATGAGCGGCACGTTTACAGCATCTAAACCTCCGGCTGCGACAGGGGTGTTCAGTGTTGTTGGGGGCCAAGCGGGTGGCGCTGATGGCGGTCAGTCTACCGCCAGCCTATATACTTTATCTGACACACACAGCCACACTTTAAGTGTTTCCATTGGTGACACAGGCTCCTCCGGTGCAAACGCAAACCTACCTCCCTACTATGCACTTTGCTATATAATGAAGACATAACTGGAGCCAAGAAAATTGCTGACACCATTAAAAATTCCCGCTGGCTTTTACCGAAACGGAACAGATTACGAGAGCAGTGGTCGGTGGAGGGATGGCAACCTTGTGCGCTGGCTCGAAGGGTCTCTCAGGCCGATTGGCGGTTGGCGCGAAAGGACTGCAAACGCAATAAGTGAGGTTTCGCGCGGGATGCACGCTTGGGAGGAGAGTAACGGATCAAGGTGGCTATCTATAGGATCTCACAATAAGTTGTATGTGGCCAGCTCGGCCGGGACTGTCTACGATGTGACCCCAGCCGGCTTTACGTCTGGATACACTGACGCCGCTGTGCAGACTGGCTATGGATACTCAAACTACGGCACTTCATTTTATGGCGTCGAGCGGCCTGACACCGGCAACTATGAAGAGGCTACGACTTGGTCTTTAGATAATTTTGGTAGTTTATTAGTAGGTTGCAGTTCTCATGACGGTAAGGCGGTGCAGTGGGCTGGCAACACCGCAGCCGCTGCAACAGTAATATCTAACGCGCCAACGTCAAATCTTGGGCTAATTGTGTCAGAGGAGCGCTTTCTATTCTGTTTGGGGGCGGGTGGAGATCCGAGGGTTGTTCAGTGGAGCGACCAAGAAGACATCACCACATGGACGCCATCAAGCACAAATCAGGCCGGCTCTCAGCAGCTTCAAACGTCTGGTCAGATTATGGCGGCCCAGAGAGGACGCGGCCAGACGCTGATCTTCACTGATTTAGACATGCACCGAATGACCTACGTTGGCGCGCCGTTTATATACTCCACAGAGCGTGTCAGTACGGCCTGCGGCCTCGCCTCACGAAAAGCAGTAAGCACTGTGGACGCCGGAACCTTCTGGATGGGGCAGAGATCATTCTTCGGGTACAACGGATCCAGCGTTGCGGAAATACCCTGCGACGTCCAAGACTACGTCTTTGGCGATATAAACAGATCTCAAATTAGTAAAACGTGGAGCACATCAATTGGCCAGCAGGGTGAAATATGGTGGTTCTATTGCAGTTCGTCGTCAACAGAAATTGATAGATATGTCAGCTACAATTACAAGCAGGGGTATTGGGTCACTGGCAATTTGAGCAGGACGTCTGGAGTTGATAGAGGCGTGTTTAAATACCCTTTGATGATGTCATCTGGCGGAACCTTATATGAGCACGAGGTTGGCTTGAATTATGATGGATCCACAGTTTTCGCAGAAACTGGACCCATATCTATAGGCTCTGGCGATCAATTGGCAAAAGTCACAAAGTTGATCCCTGACGAGCTAACGCAGGGCGACGTGTCGGCCACGTTTAAAACGAGATTATACCCCAATGGTGAGGAGACGTCCCACGGGCCGTTCGCTATGGCTAACCCGACGTCTGTGCGCTTCTCGGGCCGCCAGACCCGAATGCGCATCGAGGGAGCACGCTTAGCAGACTGGAGAGTAGGCGTCATGCGCGTCGATGTAGCGCCCGGAGGTCGAAGATGACGTCTCCGGTCCCGCCGTCCGTCGGACCCGATATATTTGACTGGGCGCGTACATTTTCAACTTGGACAAGGCGGGCTTTAACACAGCTCGTCTTTAAGCCATCCGGCGCAGCGGCGATTGAGAATGGCACGCTTCTCTGGGATGAGGCGGCTGGATATCCAGTGGTTTCTAAGGGCGGCGAGTGGCGCCAAATCGTTCTGGAAGACGGTCACGCAAATTTTATTAAGACGGCGGACGTCACTGCGGCCTTAGCAAACACCGCATATAAGTTGACCTATGACGCGCCGGTCGGAAACGAGGGGATCACTCAAGGCACGCCTGCGTCGCGGATCGTGTTTGAGGAGGGCGGGGAATACGTCTTGTCATTCTCAGCGCAAATTTCGTCCACATCGAGCAGCACAGTTCACTTTTATTTCTGGCCCAGTGTAAATGGAGTTGCATCCACTAATGGAGCGATGACTACTGCGCTGCACCAGAACAACGCAACGATCGTGGTGTCGCGCACACAGATTTTTGAGGTCAGCGCCGGCGACTACCTCGAGGTCAATTTCATGGTTGACAACACTCAGGGGTTTTTGAACCACACGGCGGCAGCGTCGCCAGTTCCGGGCATCCCGTCGTCAACTCTGTCGATCACGAGGTTACATGGGTGAGGCTGGCGTAAATATGGATAACGTGGTAAAGTTACACCAAGACAATGTTGAAGTCATTCCGGCCGTTGCCGAGGACATCGACCACGGAATTGAGATCGGCATGCCGTTTCTGGCGGCTAGTATAGAGAGAGACGAAAGAAATGTCCCTGTGGAGCGAGTTTTGGCGAACTTTCGAGAAAGACGGTCCGTTATGTGGATCGTTTATATTGCGGGTGAGCCTGTGGCTGCGTTCAGCACTGCGGTTATGCAGCATCCCATGCGTCAAACTCTATTTATTGAGCACTTGGGTGGCTCTCGAATTACTGAGTGGATGCAAGAGGCTCTGGAGGCTATTGTGGAGTTAGCGCGTAAAGCAGAGCTGAGTGGGATTGAGGCGGACGGTCGCCTCGGGTTTGAGAAATACTTGGACAAGTGTGGTTTCTTCAAAAAGACCTACGTCCACTTCGAGATGGAGTTATAAAATGGGCAGCACAACCAAAACCACGGAAATCATCGACAACACCACTGAAGCGACGATGCCTCAGTTCCAAGAGGACTTCCTCCGCAACGTCGTGATCCCGAAGGGCACCGAGATCGGCACTGCCGAGTTCACGCCTTATGAGGGTCAGCGCGTGGCTGGGATGACCGACTTAGAGCGTGGCGCAATCGCAGGTTATGGTGGGCTAGATACTGGCGCTGACGCTTACGGCGCCGCCGGCGACGTTTACGCTGGCCTCGCTGGTCGCACACCGCAAGATCAGGCGGCGCAGATCGCGCAGTACCAAAACCAGTTTACTCAGGGCGTCATCGACCCGACGCTGGCCGCAATGGAGCGGCAGCGCGGCAAGGATATCGTCGCAGAGCAGGGCCAGATCACTGGCGCCGGTGCATTCGGCAACACGCGTCGCGACGTGTTCCAAGGCGAGCGCGCAGGCGAATACGACGCCCGCATGGGTCAGACTTTGGCGGGCTTGCAGCAGCAGGGCTTGCAGTACGGCACGCAGCGTGCAGCAGCGGAAGACGCGCTTCGCATGCAGGCGGCTGGCCAGATGGCGTCGACTGCCGGTGCAGGCCTGCAATCTCAACTCGCTGGCCTCGGGGCGCAGCTCACAGCAGGCTCGGCAGAGAGAGCGCCGCAACAGGCGGAGTTGGACGCGGCATATGAACAGTATTTGGCGGGCTTGCAGTTTCCGCTATCGCAATTTGGCGCACTCACTGGCACCGCCGCGGCGATACCGGCGGGCTTCGGGACGACCAACGTGTCCGGCACATCTATGGGCACCAGCTCTCAGGGCGGCGCGGGGCATACTCTGGCGGCACTCGGCTCGTTTGGCCAAGGTATCGGGGCTATGGGTTACAAGCCATTTTGATGGATATGAAGGGCGAATGAGATGCAGTTAACTTTAGAACATATCAACCAGCTCGCGGCCATGGACTTCCCCATGAACGGCGTCGCGCCGGGTGCTGAGGCAACTGCCGACGAGATGGCCGCTTTGGGCCTCGAGCCAGACGTCGGTCCAAACGTGTCTGACGACTCGAGCGCTCCGGCACAAGCCGCAACGCCGCCGCCAGTAACTGCGCAGCCAGCCATGCCCCCAGCGGCCGTGGAGGACGCTATAAACGCTGTGCCAGCGGCGGCGCCGGTAACTCAGGAGCAGTTGACCGCTCCAAAGTCAGGCGGGTTGATTAGTGGCTTTGGTGATATGCTCTTCGGCCCTCAGGAGGCCACGGACCAATTCAGCAATTTGAACCGACAGCAGCGCATGATGCTGGCATTCGGCGCCATCAAGGACGCCGGGTTTGCGTTGCAGGGTAAAGAGGGCACCGCATTCAGCAACACCCTCAAGGCGATCAACGACCAGATGGATATGGGGCGCAAGGCGAAGGCGGCGCAGGCGCAGCAAGAAGCGCTAACTTCTATCATGGGACCGGGCGAAGCCGCGGCTGGAGGCATACAGGCGCAGATCGAGCGACTGTCTCGCTTGGCCGTGGCAAACCCCAACTTGGCGCCGGGAATAGCGGTGCGCATTAAGGCGCTGCAAGATCAGATGCAGGCAGAGATGGGTAAAGAGGGTCGTGGACGGTCAGCAGTATCCACACTGCGAGACATAGACAGCATTATCTCAATGATTGACGATGATCCAACGCTGACGACCGGGACGTGGGCGTGGTTGACTAGGGGCATCCCAATGTCATCCGCAGGGAAGACGCAAGCGCTGGTCGACAGCGTCGTATCATCCTTGGCCCTTGATAGCCTCAAAGCATTAAAAGCTACGGGAGCCACAATGGGGGCTTTGAACCAAGAAGAGCTTAATTTACTTAAAACAGAGCTGGCCAAAGTTGATCTAGCAACAGACCCTGCAACCGTAAAAACTCAGCTCGGTAAGGTCCAAGGGCATTATCGAACACTTATCTCTGACTTGTATAGAGGCGCTAACGACGAGGACGCAGCTAGAATTACTGCATTCTTAGGGCTTGAGGAGAGGCCATCTTGGGCCGGTGGATCCTCTCAGCCGTCAGCAACTCAGCGTGAGGGTGAAACCGACACAGAATTTTTGAAGCGAATGCGTGAGGGGAGAGATTAATGGACCTGCAAGAGCTACTTGAATTAGCACGGCAAGCCGAGGCCGACGGACGAACCGCAGACAGAGACCGCCTCATGGATATGTATTTTGCGGAGGAGCAGAAGGCAAAGCCGAGCAAGACTGAGGACGTTGTTAAGGCCGGTGCGTCTGGCGGTCTGGGTGGTTTCGCTAAAACCGTTGATCTGTTGGGTCAGGGCGCTACGCTGATCCAAGAGGGTCCGTCTATGCTGTCGCGCATGTTGTTCGGCGGCATGGAAGACGCGCCAGAGATGAACCTCGACCCGCAAATACTCCCGCTCGCCTCGAGAATGACTGGCGGATTTACGGAATACGAGCCGCAAACAACCGAGGGCGAGTTCGCTAAGACGACCGGAGAGTTTTTGGGCGGCGCCTTGGCTATGCCATATGGCGGACCGCTTCGCGCTGCAAGATCAGTAGTGCTTCCAGCACTGGCAAGCGAAACCGCCGGTCAGATGACTAAGGGAACCGAGATGGAGGGGCCAGCTAGACTGGCCGCGGCGCTCGGAACGCCGTTTGCAACGAGCGCACTACGTCAGGGCACGCAGCGTGCAGTGTTGGGACCAGAGGCTCGTCTGACGCAGCCGGGTACAGCTCGAGGCGAGGCGGTGCGGACACTCGAGGACGCTGATGTTTCCATGACTACTGGCCTAAAATCCGGCTCCCCTCGCCTCATGGCTCTTGAGGGAAGCATGGAGGTGCCTCTTGAAACTAAGCGCACCTTAACGACGGCCACCATGAAGACTATGGGGTCGGATAGCACCTTGGCTACTCCAGCGGCTATGCGAGACGTCAAAGATCGCCTTGGAAAAGTTTTCGACAAAGCGGACAACGTCATCGACGACGTGCCGTCTACCGAAACGGCCGTGCGCGCTAATAAAGTCATCGAGGACCACCTTGGAACCTCAGCAACGGGAGACGTCCCGCCGTTTTTAGTGGACGTGAATGACGAAATCCTCAGCGCAGCCGCAGCCGGGAAGCCTATATCAAATAAGAAAATCCAAAACATGCGGTCTCGTCTCCGCAAGGTGATGAACGGAACTGACGACCCTCTGGTCTATGAAAGCGCATTCCTGATGAATGGCGTGATTGACGACTTTATGATTGAAAGTGTCCGCCGCTCTCAGCCGAAGCTGGTTCCGGAACTAATGCAAGCCCGCGACCAGTACAGGAGCTACCTGACTGCAATGCGCGCCTTGAAAACGAGGGGATCAGACAGCGCAGGGGGTTATATCTCTCCAGCCATGTTGGCGGGTGCGCTGCGCAACAGAGAAGGCAATCAGTACATTCTGGGTACTGGGTCAGAGCTGGCAAATCTTGGTCGTGCTGCGGAGGAAGTTGTAAGCTCCATGCCGGCCGTGCAAGCTGGTGGCCGCAGGACGATGACAGGCGGTGGCGGGCTTTTAGGCGCTGGTGGCGGTGCTTACGCAGCAACTCAAACCGGAATGGATCCTATGCTCGCTGTGCCTCTAGGTATGGCCGCAGGAGCCGCTTTGCCGGCCGCCGGTAGGTCGACCCTTCGGTCACGTCCTGTGCAAAATTTGTTGATGCCAACGCAAAACAGCGCGGCAACTCAGATGCTCTTAGACACCTTGAAGTCTGGGGCACGCCAAACAGGCGGCCTGCTCAGCATACCCCAATAACCACTACTTCTTCGCAGCTTTCTTAGGCGCAGTCTTCTTCGGCTGCGCCTCAAGCGCGTCTGCGGCTGCGCGGTGCAGCTCGGCCGCTTGGTCTTGGATGATGGTCGCCGCCTGCTCGCAAAATTTGAACAGCGCCATGATGTTTACTACGCGGTGCGGGTTATTGAGATTGCGCACCAGCTCTTTGGTTTGGTCGTCCAGCATGTGATCCTCCATAATGTCACTCTGGCACCCTATAACATTTTTTTACTTATGTGAACAT